AACCCGATGTCAGAGAAGTTAAAAGAGTCTAGTGTCTTCTGTTCTGCCATTTCATAGGTTTGATCACTCTTCTTTGTAGAAGTGATATTAGACGAACCGCTGTTCTACCTACCAATACGCATCATCACTTCTTTATCTTCAGACCCAAGAGCATAGTGATGAATGTTTACATTTTCATTCAGAGAACCAAGGTTTGCCTTTAGGTAATCATCAAAGATAGGTTCAAAACTTTCGACCACCGCAAAGTCACTTGCCATGCGTCTAGACATGATCCCAAAGTTGGCACCAATATCTAACGCACGGTTGAATGACTTACACTTGGAAAGAGCAAACTGATATTCTTCGATTTGGTAATTGGCGAACTGACAATCTTTTTTTATTCCAAGAATGCCCTCACTTCTTGGAACATAGAACCCCTCAAAAGTCTTTTTGACTTCACGACCAAATCTATCCAGTTTCATTAGATTGCCTTCATTAGTTCTTCGATATTCTCACCACGCTCAGGTAATTTATCTTTGAGGAAGAAATGAACAAAATGACATTCTTTGATTTTATCATTGGCAGTAAACAAACCGTTCCAACGCCAATCAAGATTCTTAATCGTCATACGTTCTTTGCGAATCCACCAGTTCAGCAACGTCTGATCGGTAGACCATTTCCATGGACCTAACCCATCCACAAACTGCTTGAACTCAGTTCGTTCGATAAACTGCTTTGCAGTCTGACCTTTCAGATACTTCTGGAACCCCTTTCCCATGAGCATCATTCCCATGTTCATGAACGGGAAACCGGTGATAGGACTAAACTTCCAATCCATGTCCAGAGAACCGTATTGCATCCGAGAGTAGTTCAGAATTTTCTGCTGATACCAATCTGGAATAGGCATAGATGATTCTACAACCCCACCGAATTCATACACTTCAGGGTCTAATTCATCGAAAATGTTGGGAGCAGTAGGACGTACATAGATGTCTGCATCAATGATACAGATCTGATCGTAGTCATCGAAGTAGTCAAATGCTACTTCCTTTTCATAGATGGGTAGAAACCCACCATGCTTTTCATATGATTCTTTTGATCGGTTAGTAGTAAAAATGTCGGGTTTAATTTTCAGAATGGGTTGGCGTTGACAAATATAATCAGCACCAACCTTTTCTGCATATTCCGAAACAGATTTTGTACAAACATCATATAGACGTGAACGCTTTCCAACGTACACTTGATAAATCAAAGTTCTCATGTTTTGGTCTTTTTATATGCCTCTGCGCCAAAGAAAGTTGCAACCAAAGCAGAAATTGCCACAAAGTAAGTAGGGGCAATGTCTGATAAAAGGTCAGCAGCACTGTTCAACCCGAACACACCACTTAGAATAATACCAAGAGGGTATAGAAGCATACCCCAAAGAGCAAACCATGCCATAGATCGGATTTGGTCCTCTTTCTTGTCATCGTTCTCAATCTTCAACATTCGTTCATGTTTTGCCAATTCTTCGTCAGTGATGATACCATCACCATCTAAATCAGCGTCGTTCAATAGAGAGTTCATCTCTAGTTGTTTTGCAGCCATTAGAATACTCCTGAGTTATTTTCATATCGAAAACATCACGAAGAAATTCAAAGCAACATACACTATCTATATGCTATTTTTTCCACGTTCTCTAGAATAGCATCAAACAAGTAATCTTCCAGGTCATCTTCATCGTGCTGAAAACGAATACCAACACCACCTGCTGCGTTAAACTTATTGATATTGTCAGGTCTATCATCAATGAGAATGTTAGGCAGACCAACCATACGACAGGTTGCGTACTTAGACTTGTCTAGAGTGAAGATACAGTTCTCAACCTTTTCCGGCATCATGTCATGACGCTCTAACCAACGACGTTTCCAATAAGACGAGTTATTGAAATCACCTTTGATTGGAGATGAACAAATCCCATATTCAAAACCAAATTCGTCACAGATGTCTCTAACAAATTCGATTAACTTGTGACTTTTGTTTTCTCTTACCTTTGGAGTCCAACCATTGGGTAGCACTGAGTCTTCAATGTCTCCCCAATAACATGGGACATGATAGAAGTGATCTGTGTTCCACAACTGAGTGTGAGCAGTTTCGATGTCAGGAATATCTTTCCAATGTGAGTAACCATTCACAGTACCCAAGTAATTGAAATGGTCAGCAATGACGCCATCCATATCCACATAAATCTTTTGCTTCATGTCTTATCCTTAGAATTCCATGTACTCATCAGCAGCACATGCCCATGGTGAGCGTTTTCTTTTTTCTACTCGTTCATGCCCCGGTGAGGCAAGAGGCGAATAAAAGAATTCTTCATTATAAATCTTTTCCCACTCAGTGAGATCAGTTGCTTCATCAATCTCTGCCCAATACTTCTCATCAAAGTAAGCATAATATTTGAACTTCTGGGCAAGATCCATGATTTCATCTTTTTGCAGATATGGTTCTGGCATGGTCAATGTCGGTAAACCCTGTAGACCAAACTCTGAACCAATCATGTCATAAGGCATGTAACCTTTGTTGACTGCTATCTCACGCAGTCCTGTGCCATGATATGGAACAAAGATAGAAACACCTAGACCATCATACCCACCGATTTCTCTACAAAGTCTTGCGGTGTCCATGACCATACTACGGGTCTCATCTGGCATCCCAATGATGACGTTCAACCCATAGGGGATACCACTATCATTCAGAATCTTTGCTTTCTGGTGATAGACTTCCTGCTTGACCCGACGCAGTAGCACTTCGGAGCGATATTTCTCATTACCACTTTCTAGACCAAACTGGATGCGTTCACATCCACCTGCCTTCATGGCATCTAGAATCTCTGGACTAATATCATCCAGTCTAGTGTTGCACCACCATGGAACACCGAAGTCTCCAAGTAGTTCACACAACGCAAACAACTCACGCTTTGGTCGTGCAGTGAAACTGTCGTCAATGATGAACAAGAAACCAGGATCGTATTTTTCCCTGAATTCTTCTAGTTCTCTTTTCACTGTATCAATGGTTTTCCGTCTTAGGAAGTTTCGATCCATTGCACGAGTGGTAGGACTATTGCAGTAAGTACAGGAATAGGGACAACCACGATAAGTCTCTAAAGGCATAGTGACCCTTGCACGACCACCTACCGGACGCACAAATCGTTTCATGTTGTCTTCGAACAACCGATAGTTTGGTGAGTACTCGTTGATGTCACATAAAGACTGTCTGTTCTTCTGAACAACCTTACCGTCTTCTTTATACCAAATGCCGTCGATGTCTGTCAGAGGTCTTCCCTCTTTCATTGCCATCAACGCATCACGAACAACATACTCGCCTTCATAGATTGCGATAATGTCAACGTGTTCATTCTCTAGTGCAATCCATGGTGCATTAATAGGAAACACGCCGCCCATGATATGAGGAATGTTGTAAGGTTTCAGTGCCTTCAACATCTCAATACCATCAGCAAACGTGTCTTCTACACAGGTGAGAAAGAGAAGATCTGGTTGGTATTCCTCAACACACTTAATGAGGTCAGGAATCATTTGATCAGTAGAATAGATGTTTTCAAATGCATCCGCATAATCCACCACCTTACGACCGGCACCAAAGTCTTCCTTTTCGTCCTGAGAGTTGCGATTGTCTTCAATGTAAACAGTAGTCTCAAAGAGACGTACATCGACATCTAGTTTATCACAGATATCCGTAAAGATTGCCGCGCTGATACTAGGCGACATCATTAGCGGCAAGTTAGGATATAGGATTAAGACTTTCATTTATCTCATCGGAAAAGTTTTCGACGGTTATATTCGTCTCGTGTTTCGATGAGTTTATCAATCCACTCATCTCTTGTTTCTTTGTACATGACAGGATGGAAGTCATCCACGTCCATCACAATTCTTGTTCTCTGAACTGGCATTCCAGTTCTTTCTTCCCACATAACGGCATATGCTGCCAACTGCATGAAGTAATTTGAGATGTGTTCTCTTTTCTTTGGTCGACGAGAAGTTTTCCAGTCAACGATAGTAGGGACGCCATCCCACTCTACGACTGCGTCCGCTGTACCTGCAAGTTTAAGGTGGTCGCTATACAGTGGCACTTCAGTCTTGAATACTTTGGTCACATGTTTATCAATCAGTGGTCGTAAGTTTTCCAGTGATTGTACAATGTGGGGTAGATGACCTACTTTGTAGTTTGGGTCATTGTTAATGTATTTCTCAACAATGTCATGGACTGCTGTGCCACGAGTAGACGCACGATGTGAGATCTTGTTTGCTTCTTCCTCACCAACCTTGGCGCGCCACTTTGCAATAGATTCTTCACTGAGGATGGATAGAACTGTCGTTACCGAAGGATATGCTTTACCATCTAGGGTTAGATAACGACGACCGTCAGGGGAAGTGGTCCGGTCAAGTTCTTCATAACCCATGTCAATCTTTTCATGTAGAAACTGCATTTAGTCTTCTCCATTATATTCTTCATCAGTTAACACTCCATCACAGAATGCAAGATCATCTGATACCACATCAATCAGGCGGTTCAGAACAACTACTTTATCAGTGTCCCCTTCTGCTTTTGCTTCATCGCGTTTGGCAATCATATCCAAAAGCGTTTCTTCTAAGTGCTTTGCGTGAGGATGTGTCGTCATCGTAATCCTAACATTTCTTTAGTCATGATGTAATCCCGAACAGTTCCAGAACGAACGATGTCGTCCCAACCGAACTGAATTACTGAGATGTCTTTCATTCGTTCGATGATCTGTAGGAACTTCATAATACCTAGACGATCACCTTCACGGTCAAAGTCAGACTGTAAGTAATCCCCACAGAAGATGATCTTTGAATTCTCACCGATGCGAGTCATGACAGAATCTAATTCGTGGAAGTTTAGGTTCTGCATTTCGTCTACGATAATGATAGAACGATCAAAGGTCTTACCACGAATGAATGACGTAGTTTCAAAGTGTACCTGTTTGTTGTTAGACAACTTATTGTAAACTGCTTTGTCTTCAAATAGTTCTTCAACGATTGCCCGATATGGCGTTTCGAACACAGAGATTTTGTCTTCCAGTTTACCTGGTAGATAACCAATCTCACGAACAGCAACAACTGAGCGAATAATAATAATCTTATCAAATTCGGTACTGCGTTCTAACATTTTCTCTAATGCGAGATACAGCGCGATAAAGGTCTTACCCGTACCTGCCGAACCTGCAAGCACTAAGTTTTCACCTTCGTTCCATAAGTCAAACGCTATCTTTTGGTTTTCGGTAATGGGGTCGAATTCCAAAAGATCTTCATAACGAACTTTAAGACTGCTCATAATTTAATGGTACTCCGACGACCAGCATTTTTATGGATACTCTTTAATTTATCTTGCCACTCAGTTCCCGCTTTCTTCAGGGTACTTTCGTGTTGACTAATAAATTGAGCAGGTTTGATGACACGCTCAAATCCATGCTCTTCGCACAGTTTAAGCATTTCTTCATACTTACAACTGACATCAAATTCTTCTAATTCTGGGTCGTCTTTTCTACGAAATGTGTAGATCGGCATGTTATAATTTCTCCACGAAAAAAACCCCCTCACAGTTTAGCAAACTGCAAGGGGGAAGTAAATGAGTACTTTAATTTATTGCAGCAATTCTCTGATCTAGAAATTTTTTCTTTTCTAGTATCTTAACCATTCTGTCGATCATTCCGCGCTTTTCAAGTTTTTGCGCGTAATTATTCAATTCAATAGAGTCTTGTTTTAGTCTATCAAGTTGGATTGCTGTCATGGTTGCTCCAATGGGTTTTTAAGTTAGTTACTCAAACAGGTCAGGAAAAGCCTCCTCAACAAGTGCCTTGGTGATCCCCTTAGGCTTTTTCTTATTAATCATAGCAATGACGAGAAGTGCATCCTGGGGGTGGATCGCTTCTAACAAACCGATAAACATCCCCTCACGTTTGTACGCAGGTAAACGGTCCCCTGGACCGCCCTTCACAAAGTTGCGGAACTCTTTATGTCTGCGCTTGAGGTTGGATGGGGCATTGTGCCCTTCGCTGGGATTGTAAGGTGGTTCACCCGCTGGCAGGTTGAACTCAAGATCTTCTGAAAGTGTACCCAACAGAACGTCCTTCAATGCCCAATGATCGTTATCTACTAAGATACGAATTTTTTCTTTTCTAGATTTTTCTTTGACGACGGCGTCAATAACTTCATAAACATATTTCATGGAATTATTTATACTTTCAAATGCTTAGAATGGATCTTACACCCTATGAATTCATTATAATATTCATCGGATAACAAAACGTCGCACTCAAATTGAATTTTCGCTTCGTAGTACGAACATTCTCCCTTGGTTCGACACATCTTGAGAATTTCTCGTTTGTAATTCTCTGCGCCTTTTTCCTCAACCAGCATTTGAACTTCTTTGCTGGAACCATAATATTTCTTCCAATCAGATTCTACTTTGGTTCTGACCCGCCGTTTTCTCGTTTTGGTAACTGGGAGTATTTTGGGTTTCCAGAAGAATTTTTTACCTATGTACTTTTTACCGGTGTCTAGTTCGGTAATACAGTACACAAACCCTTGATATTCTGTCGGGGGACCATCTTCTGGATCGTAGATTTTATTTTCATATAACCAAGTCATACAGTTATATAGCAGACATAAAAAAGGCTAATCCTTGCAAGCAGAGGGACTAGCACTATTACACTTATTTATACATCTATACATCTGAAGATTCTGAGGATGTTTCTGCAACCACTGGAATTTCATTTGATGATGTCTCTTGAGTGAATGTGTACACTCCTAGAACAATACCGACTGATAACAATAAACAACCGACAACGATATTTCGCGCCATTAACTACTCCTACAAAAAACAATTGGGGCGCAACTGTGTCGCACCCCAATTACTTATAGAAGGTAAATTGTAGGTTTACAAGCTTTCGACTGCTTCCCACAATGCTTCGGTATCTGCTTCACTGCCTGGAATCAAACCGACAGCTTCCAGTTCACCGCCTGCTTCTGCCATTTCAGCAAACAGTTCAACGTACTCTTCGATGCCAGGAACAACACCCAAGTGGTTCAACTTGACGTAGAAGTACAAAGAACGTGATACAGGATAATCACCAGCAG